TGACAATTATATCACATGGGGCGACGCGACGCAACCCCTGGCCTTTCCGCGATCCTAACCAGCTGTCGGTGGATGATCACGAGCATCAGGTGGAGGGCCATGATGTCCATGCTGTCGCTTGCCAAAAGCTGCGACTTGCTGAGTTGCCCCGTCTCCGTGCACGCGGCGCTCAGTGAGTCTAGCGCCCGTTGGATCGCGTCCTGGTGGTACGACATCTTGCACCTCCTCCGGCGGGTATTTCCTGACGTTCTCTGCCAAGATCGCCGCGATGTCGCGGTCGATATCCTTATCGGTCCTCATACGTTGAATGGGATGGTCACGGCGTCCGCTGATCCCTCGACTCGACGCCTGGCCTCCAGTACCTCGACGATCCTGTCGTCGGACAGCATGTCGGCGTACTCGGCTAGGTAGGCGATCACCCAGCTCAGTGTCAGCGCGAACTCCGTGTCTTGGACTCGGACTGCGTCGTCGCGGGCTTGGATGATCTCGTCTCGGACGTCCTCCACTGAGGTGGGGGCGTAATCGATGCCTTGCGTGCGTGCGAATGCCACGGCTCTCCCTTCCCGTATGGTGAGTGCCCTTTTCACGGGGCCGATTCTACCATACCCGAGTCAACCGCACAATCTGTCACATGTATCGGCGGACGTAGAGATTGCGGACGTGCAGGCAAAGCAGCCAGCCCGCCATGATCAGGACGCCCCAGAACCATCCCTTGCTAGAACCGATGAGCAGGGCCATGATGATGATGACGATCCACATCACTGCACCACTGCCTGCGTCGCGATTGGGTTGTAGATCCGCGAGCTGGGGTGCGCCATCTTGAGCGGCAGCTCCCGTGCCAGGGCGTCGAGGCTGGCGTATACCCCGACCAGCTCGGTCCGGTTGTCCAGGTCCCCATGGCCGATCGCGTAGGTGTCAGCGGTGAGGATCCACACCGTGGTGTCGTCTAGGCGCGCGTCCTTGTCGTCGATGACGAAAACGTTCAGGTCTCGCAGGATCTCGGTCGTGGTGAGCATCTCGGGTTCCCTTCCCCTTGGTGTTACTACAATTCTATCACATCGCGTCAGGCGACGCAACCCTCACGCCCACTCGATCGCGTCGCGTCCCACAGTCTTGGCGATCACGCGCTGGTAACCGAACCGGTCGATTGCGTTCTCGACGCGACGGGGGAGGGTGGCCTGCCAACGCTGCACCTCATCCATGTACTCTCCCACGTTGCCGCCTCCGTGCACGTTGATCAGGACCGACTGCGCCTCGTTGGCGTCCGTGACGATCTTGCCGTTGCGCTTGATGCGGATTCCGTAGGTGGCCATTGGGGTTTCCCTTCCCTTATCTTGAAATTCTATTATATCAGGTCGTGGGGGTTGGAGGCAATGTGATATTGGTCACATTGGTTTGTAACGAGGCTGGCTAGCTAAACCTCTGATACCGAACCCGGGGAGACTTTTTGCCAAATGTGATACCACTACACCGCGCCCGCGCACGCGCCCGCACGCCAGCGCCCGCGCGGGGCCCCCTCCTGGCACCTGTCTGGACCCCCCTCAAATGCCCCCGAATGCCCCGGCCCTGGCAGCCCGGCCCCGGTTGGTTTAACGGCCCTGGACCGCTCTCAACCGGCCGTATACGCCGTGCACGGGGCCAGGGGCCACCCCGGAATCTCTTCTTCCTCTTTACGCCCAGCCCCCGGGATAGGCTACGGCGGCTACGCCGGGAGGTCATCGGTTACCACCTGGACTAGCTTCATTCCGGCGTATCCCCGAATCGGGTTGGATCCATTGCGACGCCGAGTCCGGTATCGGTAGCCCTGCCGAGCCAGCCAGCCCGACAGTTCCTGCTTCGTCTCGACGAACCTCAACCCCTCCTTCTCGGTCCAGTACCGGTACATCGAGTACAAGTCGCCGACCGGTTCCCAGCCCTCCGGATCATCGGCGCAGGTATCAGCGAACCACCGGCTAAACTGGTCCTGTTCGGCCAGGTACTCGTCAGTCGCCGCGCGCACCCGCTGGCTGGTGGCCAGTCCGCCGAGTCGAATAAACTCCCGCGCGCCCTCGACCAACCATCGCAGCACCCCCGGTCCGGCTAGATGCTCACCGAGCCGAGACACCTCCATATCGGCGGTCACATGGTTGGTGAATGGTACCAGGTGCATCCGCCTGCGGAATCCCTGGCTCAGATCGCGGATCTCCGGCTGGTAGTTCCCGTGAACGATCAGTGTGTGGCTCGGCCGGAAGCTAAACTCCCGCCCGTACAGGTGCCGCGCTCGAATGACGTCTCCACCGGTCAGCGCCTTGACTCGGCTGGCCGCCCAATAGGAACCCTTCTCCGGCTCAGGGCAGGTCACGAATCGCGCCCCGTGCAGCGACGCCGTCATCTCGGTGTGTAGCTGATCCTTGCCCTTGGCCGTCAACAGCTCCGCCGTCGATTCGAGCCCATAGTCCCCGAGCGTGATCCTGACCGCGTCCGTGAGTTGAGACTTGCCGTTCTTACCCGGCCCGAACATGAACAGCACCATGTGCTCGTCCACCTGTCCGATCGCCGCCTGGCCCAGCGCCACTTTCATCCAATACGCCTGTTCGGTATCGCCGGAGCAGCACCATAGGACGAAATCCTCCCACTCACCCATATCGGCTTCGGGATCGTATTCGGCGCCCGTGATCTTAGTCAGACGCAGCCGCTTGTCGTGCACCGACAGCCGACCCGTCCGCAAATCGACGACCCCGTTAGCCACATTCAGCAGATAGGGATCCGCGTCGAAGTCCTCGTTGAGCTGCACGACCCCGGACAGGTTCGGCATCACGTACCACAAGCCGCGTTGACCGGCCGCGCTCTTGAGCATACCCTCCTTGCGTGCCAACATCTTGAGCAGCGTGTTATTATCGAGGGTCTCGGCGATCCCGTGCACCACGTCGAGTGCTTCGCTGATGTAGCCACCCCGGTGCGCGTCGGTTCCCCACTTGCGTCCGTCCCAAACCGTCCAGCGGGCGTCCTCGGCTCGGAACAGCAGATTGTGATCGGAGGCCAGGAGCACGAGCTGCGCGTTATCGGTGTCAGTCGCCTGGGGCGAGATCCCGCCCATGACGTCGGGTTCCCAGCGCTGGGCCGACTGTGCGATCCGCAGTAGATCCGATATCGGCAACGGGTTGCGCCATTCCGACTGATACATTTGGAGTGCCGCGATGATGTGCGTCTGGTTGTGCCCCTCACGCCGCAGCCGACCGGCCACCCTGGTTAGCGTGTTGTCGCGGGATCCGATCGTCCCCGGAGGCAGCTCGTCGAGGCGCACCCGTCCACCAGCCTGCTCGACCTCGGTGGTCGGTCGGCCGTCGTGCAGCGTCTTGATCCATTCGGGCGCCGGAGTCGGGGCAATATCGGTCTCGACCCAGTAGGGCCGGTCGTCGATCTCACTCGGCGGCAGCACGACATAGGAAACCCCGGCTCGCAGATCGATGCCGGGGTAATCGCGGTGCAGCGGCTTGGGATTCAGGTGCCAGTCGGGTGGGCACTCGAAGATGTAGTGGAATCCTCCGGTCGGGGTTCGATGGACTCGGGTGTCAAGGAAGCCAAACTCGTTGGCCAGTCGTTCCAGGGACTCGGCTCCCGGCTTGCCGTTGGAGACATCGACATCGATGACCAGATAGCGACCTGTAACTCCACCGATATTATATGGAGTATCGGCCCACAGTTCACGCACGCGGTTCGGATCCGTCGTAGCATCTGCTGTCCAGCTGACATTGCGCCTCGGTCGTTTGGAGTTGACGGCGATGGGAGTCACCCGCCAGCCGTTGGCAATCGCCTCTAGCGCTCCCTGCAACAGTTGCTCTCGTGTGGCCATAGCCCCAGCGTACCATAGCCGCCCACACGCTGTCAACGAGGGGCGGCTACAGCGGCTACGATCCCGCGCGAACCACCTCAGCCAGCCAGCCTCCGCCTTCCCACACCTTCTCGGGGAGGTTGTAGTTGGGCGAGGCGTGCACCTGCGACGAGTCGGGGTCGTCGATGTTGTAGCTACGAGCCGGGTCGACCCCTAAGATCACCGAGTCGCCGATCTGCACAACAGCGACGCCATCGGCGTAGTCTAGGACAGTGGCAACCCGTTGTGCCTGGCGCTGGGCCTCGATTGCCGCAGTGATCCGCTGGGCCTCGATGCCAAGGCCGTTCGCCTGAGCGGCGCGACGGTGCGCGGCGTCAAAGCGCTGCGCCTCATCCGAGTACGCCCAGCCGACCCAGGTCGAGGTACCACGGCGGTCGACGGGCACGGCGCGCGGGTACCGACCCCGGCCACCGTCCGAGATGACGCCCTCTTCACCGTCCGGGCGACGGATCTTGCCACCGCAGTGCTGACGTCCCTTGTGCAGGAGCATGTCCATCGCCATACGCACCAGGGCGCCGTAGTCGGCCATCGAGACGGCCAGACCAGCCAGCTCCTCCAGGGAGAACTCACCGGGGACGCTGGCCATGGTGTCGATCAGGCTGCGCATCCGCGCGTAGGTGTCGTCGGCGTGGCTGCGGGCTTCCTCGTTCTGCGTCATGTTTCTATTATACCACATGAGCAGATCGTCCCACAATATAAGATCAGTGAGCTACGCCACCCACCTTGAGAGCGTTATTGATGACGGCGGCGTGCTCGACGCAGAGGGCGTTACCGGCGTACACGGTGAACGCGTCACCCGTGCCTGGCCGGTCGAGCGCAGTAATAAATATGCACGTCGAGCAGACGAATCCGCCGGTATCGAACACCGGCGCCGACCGAAGGTAGGCGATGTGAATAGTGCAAACCCCCTGGCCGTCGAGAACCGTCGTCAGGGTGGGGTCCACAGACGCGCCGAGGTACTGACAGCGCGCACATTCCATTGGTGCCGGGCCGGACATGGTTATCTCCTAGTTGATATACAGCGACCCCCCGGTCCCGGGAAGGGTTTGGGACCGAGGGGTGCTGTCCTTGAAGCCCGAGACTCAGAACGGGGGTTCGTCGTCGGGAGCGGGCTTCTGGTCCCGTGCGGCAGACGGGTCCTCAGGATCCAGGACCTTGACTGGCGAACCCGTCGGCGTGCCCCCGAGCGGGTACAGCTCCTGGATCTGGTTCACGAACTGGCCTTGCCTCTTGCCCTGCTGCGCGATGGTCTTCACTACCAGCGCCCGGACCCGCCGTCCGATCAGCTTGTCCGTGTCGGTGCCCGCCGAGACCCCGAAGGCGTCGAACGCCTCCTTGATCTTGAAACGGGCGTTCTCGCTGAGTGAGGTGTTGTGGTAGAACTGGCGTCCGGCTCCCCGCTGGCCTGCAGGGATCTCGAACTTCCACGACCAGACGGGCGCGACCTTTCCCGGCCTGGCCTCTACCTCCATCAGTTGGACGTCGTAGACGCCCGGGTCGAGGATGCCGATGGTCTCCGGCGCCTCGTCGATGAGCCCAGCGGTTGTTTCATTGAGTTGCGGCACTGCGGTCTCCTCAGTCAGCCGTGTTATCGATTGCGGGCCACGGCGCACCCGCTACTACCATCCTACACCGGGTAGCCACCCGCTGTCAATCCTAGCCCGAACTGCTGTCCAGCAGCGCGGCTGACAGTTCGACCGACTCGTCGAACACCGGCCCGATCACAGCCGAGCGAACCCGCATGCGGGCGTTGTAGCTGATCGTACCGTTCGCTGGAACCGACCAGTGATCCATGTCGGTCAGCGCCTCCTCGGCCGACTCGTAGATGTACTCCATGATGCGGGTCACTCGGACGGCCGCCACGCTACCTCCTCCGGGTCCAGCTCCTCATTGACGACCGCGATGATGCGGTCCATCGTCGGGTTCACCATCGTGGTCGGCAGGACCCCGAACCGGTCCTTACCCATCAGCCCGAAACGCGGCTTGCTGATACCGACGTACTGGCCGTCACTTGCGATCTTGGTCGCCATGACGATGTCGACGTACCCGCGAATGTCGTTGCCGAACGCGGGCGTCAAAGCCGGGCGGTAGGTTACCGCGTCGCCCGTCTGCTCCCCGCCCGAAGCGTCGACGTCGCGACGACTCAGGGCCGAGAATCCTACGTGGATTGGCAGATCCCGAAAGCGTCGAGCCAAGTGGCGCATCTGCTGCGTCATGACCCCGTAGTCGTCAAGATGGGTCTTGAACGGGTTGACGTCGATGTCCTTCGCCACGATCTGGAGCTGGTCGGCCTTCTCCTTGGCGTTGTGCACCCGCCGCATCACCTGCACCTCGGTCAGCACCGTGGTGATCTCGGTCAGCGAGTCGAACTGGATGCCCACCGCCCGATCGGGCTTGTCGTCCTCGATCTCACGCCGCACCTGCCAGTACAGTGCCTCCAACTGCTCATAGCTGGTGGCGGGCTGGATCCAGATGTTCTCGGGCGGCACGTCGAAAATCCGCAGGGGCCGCTTCTTCAAGCCACCCTCCGCGTTAACGAAGATGACTGGCCCTCGGCGGCCAAGGGTGGCCAGATCCAGCGTCTTCCCCGTGCCCTGCTCGCCGTAGTAGAGGATCTTGATCACGTCCTCTTGGTCCGCTAGGGTCACCCTCGGTTGATCGCCTGCGGTTAGTGCGGGTGCCATGCTTGGCCTCCAGCTCGATTGTGTAGACGCCCGGTTCGCCCCCCTGATACGCGGGGATTTCGACGGACACGGGCGCCTCGGGTGTGCCGAGCAGCTTCGACAGCGCGGCCACGATGGAGGTCTCAGTCGCCACCCCACCCACACCGGAATGCCGAATCTGCAGCGTGTATCTCACAAGGACCATCCTATCATACTCCTGACTACCAGTCAACCCCACGCTTATTACCGGGTGGTAAGGCCCGCGTAACCGCCCGGTAAGGCGGTCTGCTCCGAGTTGACGGCCGGATGGCCCCGTGGTACGATGGGCCGTATGAGGAGGTGCTGCGGGTGGTTACCAATGATCAGTTCGCCAGATTGACCGGGTGTACATACACCATGGCAAGCAAGATCCGGAATGGTGCGCGTAAGCCGTCGGGCTCTCTGCTTACTCGCATTATCCTGGTGTTCGAGCTGGACGCACAGGAGGCAACCGAAGCCTATGCGGGCGGAGCGGTGGTCTTCGGCGACTATGTCACCGCAAAGGTGTTCAACGTCGGCGCCGATGTTATGGAGGACGCAGGATAATGACCGTCAGTTCCGACCTCGCGGCACAGAATGTCCAAGACGTAGTCAGCGCTGCCCACGACTGGCTGTTAGTCGTAGTGGGAGAGCCGAATCGTAGCGCCACCACCTGGCGCGTGGGCGAGTGGAACGTCGAACTCGCGTACGTATTCGGCGAGGGAACAATGCACCTGTGGCTCGAAGGCCACCTCGGGCGCAAACTGGTCACGCGAGGCCGGAACGACGCTGATCTCCAACTATGGATTGACGCCCTGGAGGCGTGTAAGCCCTAGGTATTGTAGGCAGCTAAGCGCTGTGGTAGGATGGTTTCGGACGGCCCACCCCCAGGGCCGGGTCGAAGGAGCATTTCTGTGACTACCACCGAAGAGACAACCGACGAAACCACCGACGCCCCCAAGGAGCCCACCATCAAGCGGTGCTTCAGCGGCTCCGGCCGCTATGCCAATCGAAAGTGGGCACCGGGCGGCGACGCCACCTACCTCAGCCGCCTCCGCAAGGCGCACCTCGCCGGGGAGACGCTCCCCGACCCCTGGGTGGTGCAGGAGCACGGCGGAGTCGAGGCCGAGAACGTCCCCGCTGACGGCTGGCCGCAGACCACCCCGATGGACATCGCCCAGCGGCTCGATCAGGAGCGTGGCGGTGGGGTCGACTCCCACTGGGTCCACACCCTGGAGCAGGCGTCCGAGAAGGCCAAGGTCAAGGAAGAGGCCAAGGCCAACCGCGCGGCTTCCACCCGCAAGACCAAGGAAGAGCGCGACGCTGAGCGTCAGCGCCAGCAGGCCCGACCCAAGAAGAACAGCAAGGTCACCCGCGTGGGCGGCGAGTACGATGGCCAGGAGGCTACCGTCCTGCGCGCGATCTCCCCGACCCAGCTGTTGATCCGCTACGACGGCGGCATGGAAGAGCTGGTCACCGACGAAGACGTCCAGGCGATCGCACCGGTCGAGGGCGAAGAGCCCCAGGCCGAGGCGCAGCCCGAAGGCGAGTTCGTCGAGCAGTGATCGCCAGCAGCCCGCGTCGAGGTTACGGCGACGGTCGTGCTCAGTGGAGGCACGCGGGTTAGGGTGGGCGATCGGCCCGGATGGTGAACGAGCACGGACGCGAGACTCGACCCACCGGATAACCGATCGCTTACCCGACTTCCCTGCCCCTCCGAGGGAAGAGGCCCCCGGCTCGTCTGCCCGAGAGTCGGGGGCCGTCCCATATTAGGAGTTACATTGACTGCCCGAACAATCTCCTGGTCCGAAATCGACTCGTGGCGCCAATGCCCCTTCAAGTGGCGGCTCGAATACGCCGAACGTTGGGTCGCACCGGAGACGAGCCCAGCCCTGTCGAAGGGCACGCTCTGGCACGTGGTGCTGGAGAAGCACTATCGCATCCTCCAGGCGACCCGCTCCATCTCGACGGCGATCGATGCGGTCGACGCCTATCTCGACGCAGTTTACGGCGAGGAGACCATCGACGGCCGGTTCGACGACGAGATCATCGACCTGATCGCCTGGATGTACCACGGCTACGTCCAGATGTGGCAGAAAGACGACGCCGAGCACGAGATCATCGAAGTCGAGATGAAGCGCGAACTCCCACTGATCGAGGGGCTCGTCAACATCAAGTGCAAAATCGACTATCTGGTCAAGGATCTGTTCGGCTACTACTGGCTGTACGATCACAAGTCGGGCCAGAATCTGCCGACCAAGAAGGAGACCGATCTCGACGACCAGTTCGCGCTCTACCAGTGGATCCTGAACCAGTGCCTCGGCGCGAACGTGTTCGGGGTCGTCCACAACGCGGCGCGGACCATCCGGCTCAAAACCCGCGAGGCACCTCTCCCCGAACGGTTCGTACGAATCAAGATGGTCCGGACCGCCGTCGAACTGGAGACCATGGTAGCCGAGATCCGCTCGACCGCGCTCGACATCGTGGCCGCCTACGACAACCTGGACTCGCCCGAGACGCTAGTCACCCCGCGCCACCCCGATCCGGACCGCTGCAAGTGGCGTTGCGGTTTCACCAACCCATGTCTTCTCGGTCGCGGCACTGAACCGGCCCGGACCCGGATCATGCTAAAGGATCTCGAATTCCGACAGGACTTTACGCGGCATTGACAGCCCGTCCATCCCGCTGGTAGGATGGTATTGCATCAGTCTGGGATGGGTCGTCAACCTCGGGGGAAGATGATTCATTAGGCTCTCCGGCTCCCAGGCTGGTGCACCCAAACGAGGAGTCTGCCGACATGATCGTCAATTCTACCATCAAAATCCAGAGCGTCGCGGGTGAGCACGAAATCCCAGTGGTCTATCGGGAGAACGACGCGGTTTTGACCACACTGGCCTGCACCGAACAAGGCCACAGGGGACCCGCCACCGTCCAGGTCACGGTGCCGAGAGTCGAGGTCGCCGCCCTGAAAGAGGGCGCGTCTCCCAATCGAGCACTCACCTCCGTCGACTCCGACACCCGTGAGCGTTTCGTCTCGGGAGTGTGCCCGCGCTGCTGGGAACGCCAGTTTCGGAGGTAGCATGATTCCGACCGCCCACATCGATCAACTCGAAGCGGCCTGTCGTGAGGTGCGCCTCTACGTCGCTAGACTGGCCAAGGACCCGCCGCTCGGAACCAGGGTGGTCGAGGGCGACCAGGACGTCAACGACTCGATTTGGCATCGGCTCATGGCCGACATCGAAGACAACACCGTCCAGTATTGCTGCAAGCGCACCCGAACACCCCGGCCGCTGTACTGGTTGCCTAGGTACAACGCGCTCCTCTGCGACGAACACTGGAACATCGGCGGCTACTGCTTGTGCTTCAAGGAATGCGACGCGTGCGCCAGGCCGATCGAAGAGGCGTCGGTCGTGTTCATGTTTATGAAGATGTACATCGTCCAGGCTATCCTTTGCCTTGAGTGCGAATCGCGGGTGAGGCTTTCGCCTGCCGGGGGTTGACACCCAGTCGGGGGCGTGGTAGGATGGTGGGATGCTGCTGCCACTGGTGCCAGAGACCGTCCCCATCGCAGTAGACACCGAAACCAGCGGCCTGTTCATCGACGGAGACCCGGGTAAAGCGCCTCGCGCCCGGGTCTCTGTCGTATCAGCATCCTGGCGTGATCCGCACAACGGGCAGATTGTCGACCAGGTCTGGCCCTTTGACCAGGGTTGGCTCGAGGGTAAACCGGGACGCTGCGCCTGGTCCCCTCGCGGACGAGCCGGGTTCTTCCCGCTGCCGCCAATGCCCAGCTGGCGCCAGATAGAGCAGATGGATCACGTCGACTCGATGGGTCTGTACCCCGAGTACGACGACGGTTCGTGGAATCTCCCCATCAGCGACATGCAGCCGCTCTTGAACTGGCTATCGCGGCACCCGCTGATCATGCATCACGCCAAGTTCGACTGCCATATCCTTGCCGCTGGGCACCGCCTGGACGAGTCGACGGGGGTCGATGTCAGTCGGTCCGTATTCTGGGATACCCAGCACGGCAACGGCCTGCTTTGGCCGCTCGAATCATCCTCACTCAAGCCCACGGCCAAACGGCTGTGGGGCGAGGAGGAGGGCGAGGAGGCAGCCCGTATCGCGCACGAGCGCAAGCGGCAGGGCAAGGGCCTGACTTGGCGGTACGACACCCTGCGCTGGGCGACCCTCAAGCCGTACGCGGCCAAGGACTCGAACCAGACGCTGCGGCTGTGGGAGTGGCAGCAGGCCCACGTCGACGAGGGCGCGGTCTGGCACGGCTTCGAGCAGGTTCGCGCGCTGGAGCTGGCGATGTTCCGCGTCCTATTCGATATGGAGCGTCGCGGCATCGGCTTCGACCGCGATGGCGCGTACGCCGAGTACGACAAGATGGTGCTCCTCTTGGAGGAGGCCAAGGAGGCACTCCCCTTCAAGGCCACCGATCCGGCTGCGCGAGCGTTCTTCGGCGTGACCTCGGTCGCCGCCCCCGTCATGCGCGAGATCGCTAAGCGTGAGGGTGCCAGCGGAGAGGCAGCCAGGGCCTGGGTCGGCGTGAAATCGCTCCAGTCGGCGATGGCCAAGTGGTACCGCAACTGGCCTGCCGCGACGGGCCGGGACGGGCGTCTGCGAACCAACTACCGGCAGATGCGGATCGAGTCGGACCGCCCCGGTGGCAAGACGGGTGGCGCCATCTCCGGACGACTCTCCGTGGAGCGGGTGCAGCTCCAGGCGATCCCGCACGCCTACCAGATCCCCAAGGGAATCATCCCCGTCCGCAAGTTCTTCCGCGCCAAGGAGGGGCACACCCTCTGGGAAATCGACCTAGCGCAGGCCGAGGTCCGGGTTGCCACCTCGATCAGCCGCTGCTTGGGCATGCTGGAGGTCCTCCGGCGAGGGACTGACGTCCACGGCCAGACCGCTACTGTCATTTGGGATATCCTGCCGGGTGAGCCCAACTGGGAGCAGTTCCGCAACGTAGCCAAGCGTCTCACGTTCGCGATCCTATACGCCGCTGGCATCGACACCATGCGTGAACAGATCAAGATGTACACGGGCGTCGAGTACGGCCGAAATGAGACGCGCAAGCTGCGGGACGACTACAACAACGCGTTCCCCGAGATGGGCCAGGCCGCCTGGCTAGCCCAGCAACGCGCCGACAAGGCGATGGGCGGTCCGGGCTACCTGACCTTCAAGGTGACCGGACGACGCCGCGTGTTCGGCTACGGGGAACGCACCCACAAGGCCTGGAATGCTGTGATTCAGGGCACCGTCGCCGAGCTGATGAAGCT